TGATGTAGTATTTAATTTTGAAAGCAATTATGATGGTACCGGCGCCCTGCTATTTGTGGTAGAGGCAGGTCAATGGCAAATTGCAGATGTCCGAACAACTACAGATAATGATGCCGGATATTCTCCTAATTATACTAGAATTAGATCACTGATTAATACACCGCATAAAGCAAACAATCAAATTTCATTCAAAGTAGAATATTACAATGTCGATGGAGTTGTTAGCAAACAAATTTCATATCTTTATGATAATGTGTGGCAAGGCGGTAATAGATACATTGATGGTGATTATTCAATGCTTACTGGTTCACTTTATGTTGCAGATTCCCTAGAATCAGGCGTTGCAATATCCGGATATAAAAATACCGGATTTGTTAGATCATTAGGTTATGAAGGATTTACAGCAGGATTTCCTGGATTTTTATTGTGGAGTGGATCTGCGCTATCAGGTTCACAAGGAACAAAAGGTGGCGTTCCATACAGTGGAGTTGGATTGGAATTATATGGAGATGCAAATAATTATTTTAGATATTCAACAATTCCATCTGAATTAGATGTACATACTGAAACATTTTTCTTTGGTGACCCAAACTCACAGTATATTTCTGGAAGTAATGGTAATTTAGAAATCTCATCTAGCGGATTTTATTTAACAGCAAACGGCGATGTCACTGCATCATCTTTTGTTGCAATTGGGCCTGGCGGAGATACGTTATTTAATTCTGATTCTGAATTTGTAGATGGAGTTAACGTGGGTCGTGTAGTTTATTTTGATCAAGCTGAAACATCATTAAATTTATCTACAATTGACAATGGCATTGCAAATGCACAAACTGCGTCAGCGTTTCAAACATTTATTTTACCTGGCGAAACAAAATGTCAAATTTCATTTACATACGAAATTAACAATACATCTGCTAGTCCAGTTACATGTTTAATGCGCGCATATATTTCTAGCGCTAGTTTAGGACCAATTATTGGATCTAGTTATTACGGCGCATTTCAAGACGATGTGGCTATGATTCCTGCATTTGCAATAGGAACTGTTGCGGCTGGTACTATAGAATCAGGCGCACAAACTACGACTATAACAACTAATGATGAATTTACGTTAAGGCAAGGAATGTATGTTCAGATTTATGTTATTGCATATACGAATGCAACGACTGCATCAGGTACTCTAAAAATGAAAAATTTTATATTTAGGACTAGTAGAATCGTTGGCGGATCAATAACCTCACCACTATTCCCAATTACTGATAATTTTTAATTTAAAAATATTTATTATAAATGGAAACATAATGAACAAAATAACAACGTTATTTCCTGGAGGTTTTAAACCACTAACGGGGGCGCATTTAGCATTAGCAGAACGTTATGCTCAACATCCTGATACTGATCGAGTAATACTTCTAATTGGACCTAAAGACCGAGACGGAATTACCCGAGATAAAACAATTGAGATATTCAATTTGATTAATCGCAATCCAAACATTGAAATACAACCCACAGAATTTAATTCTCCAATAATGGCTGCGTATGAATATTTATTTGCACTTCCAACCGATGTACAAGGTCGATTTGCTATGGCAGCATCAACAAAAGGAGATGATTACGTACGCACCAAAGATTTTGTTCCAAATGTAGATAAATATAAAACAATTGGAGATAAAAAAGGACGTACAATCCCTGCAGGAGTAAATGCAACGGAGTTAAATCTAGATATTGATCCATTGACAGATGCATCGGGACAACCTATTTCAGCAACCACAGTACGTGCTGCATTAGCAAATGGAGATTATGCTGCATTCAAACAAGCGTATCCCGCACAAAATAATTCTGAAATTAAAAATGTATGGCAAATATTAACGGGCATACAAGAATCATTGTTTTCAAAAGAATGGTGGACTAAAATTTTACAAGAAGATGTTAATTCAGTTATGGAAGAAGGGTATATGGATCCTAAAACGGCTGAAAAACACAAACAGAAAATTGCAAAACTTAAAAAGTTTCTAAATTCTAGCTTTGGCAAACCTTTTGTATATGATTTCAAAGAATTTGAAAAAACCGTAGTTGGAGTTCCATTAACTGAAGCAATTCAAATGATTAAAGAAGGGGGTGCGGCAGGGCATATGGCACACCCATATGATGATCATGCACTTTCATTTGGAGATGTTAAAGAAATAATTTCAAGAGCATTAGGTGGATATTTAGATATTGAAGCCGCGGTAACAGAAAAGACTGATGGTCAAAATATACAAGTAACATATAAAAATGGTCAAATTGGTTTTGCTAGAAACAAAGGCACTGTAATTAATCCAATGTCAGTACAAGAAATACAAGACAAGTTTGGAGGTAGAGGCCCTATATCAGATGCATTCGGCAACGCAGCAGAAGATCTAGCAGAAGCATTCAATCGAGTAGATGCAAATGTTTTAAACGGCATTTTTAAAAATGGACGAGTATTTGCTAACATGGAAATTATTTACCCTGCAACAAAAAATGTAATTTCATATGATGTTGCAGTATTACAATTCCACAATTTAGTTGAATATGACGAAATGGGTAATGTTATGCAAACTGATTTAACTGGTGGTGGTGCATTACAAAGCATTATACAAGATGCAAATGCACACTTACAAAAAACATTTTCATTTATTCCTCCGCAAAAAATTAAAATTGGTAGAATGTCAGATTTTGAAGATCAACAAGCTGCATTTTTTAATGAAGTAGATCAATTACGCGATCGTTACGGATTAAAAGATACAGATCTAGTTTCAGATTATCATAGAGCATGGTGGGGAGATGTAATACGAGAAAAAGCACAATCATTAGGATATGATATTCCAGCTGAAATATTAACAGCATTAATTAATCGTTGGGCATTTTTTGATAAATCTGCAAACATTGCAGCACTTAAAAAACAAATTACAAATCCAGAATTTTCTGCATGGGTAACTGAATTTGATAAAAAAGATTTTAAAACGTATTACAAACAAAACATGGAGCCGTTTGAAAGCATATTTTTACGATTAGGTGCAGTTGTATTACGTAATGCAGAAAATTTTTTAGCAGCAAATCCGTCTCAATCAATGCAAGAATTAAAAAAGGATTTGGCAGACTTAATAAGAGAATTAGAAACAACGCAAGATATAAATACTATTAAGAAGTTAGAACATGAATTAAAACGTATACAACGTCTAGGCGGATTCGAAGCAATTGTACCATCGGAAGGGGTAGTATTTGTATATGGCGGTAATACATACAAGCTAACAGGTGCATTTGCTCCGGTTAATCAAATACTAGGGGTATTAAAGTACGCACGGTGATATTTATATTTATAAGTAAAAATAGGACAAGGTAATGGCTGAAAAACACAAAAGCAAATACAAAAAACCAGAAAATACAAAATACAAATCTAGAAAAGATTTAAAAGATTATACCGCGGATGATAAAACCGGAGCATTGAATCCATATTCTACTAAACAAAAACAAAGCAATGTTTTACGTAAAACTGATAAAAACGTACAAGATGATGGAAAGTATGATGTAAAATACAATGCTGATGATCGTTTATATAAAGACTTAGAAGATGGCGAGTATGATGCAAAACATGCTGCAAAAGTTTTTAAAAAACGGCAAGATAAAGAAGAAAAAGAAACTGCAGATGTTCTTAAAGATAAGATAGAAAATTTAACTAGAGAGCAACGTGAACGTTTAGTACGCGAATATGTTCGCAGAAAAATAGTTAAAGTTATTTTAGAACAAACAGACAAACCAGAAGAAGAAACCCCAGAAACGGGAGCAACGCCGGCTACTAGCGCAGGAGCAACCCCGGGAGCTGCTAGTGGAACACCCCCCGTAGCAGGAGCTGGTACAGAAACAGGCGCTAGCGCTAGTACAGAAACAGGAGCGGCAACAGGAGCAACACCCCCAGCAGCTGGAGCGGCAACAGGAGCAACACCGCCAGCAGCTGGAGCAGCAGCAGGAACTGAAAAGGGAGCAGCAGCAGGAACTGAAACTGGAGCTGAGGCAGAAGTATCACCAGAAACAAAAGAAGCATTAGCTGTTGATCAATTTGTAAATTATCTTAAAAAACAAGAAAGTACTTTAGGTAAATTGAAAAAAGCATTATTAGCAGTTAATTTAAGTTTGAAAGATGCAGAACCAGAAGATAAAACTAGCTTTTTTAAAATGTTAAAATTAGCTGCAACTAAGCAATTAGATATGCCATCTAAAAAAACCAAATAATATATGTCAAAATCTAACAAGTTACAAAACATTAAAGCCATTCAACAAATGATTGATGGCACTCACAAATTCCAAAGCAAAAAGACAATAGGATTTTCTGATGCTGAAGCACAGGCACGTAAATCTGAACGCCACGAAGTAGGTGATGTTTGGGAGGAAATCGATGCATCAGGAATGGTGTGGGTTATTGAACAAAAAGATGGATTTCGAGTTCGAAAAACAAAAAACACAGAAGTATTTCAAGAAATACGTGATGAGTTACGTAAATTTCCAAAATGTAGAAAAGAATCATGTACATGTTTACATCCAAATTCTGCAGATGAAAAGATGCGCAAACTAAACGGTATGTGTTTAGATTGTACTATTGATTGGGAACATGAAATGCGCAAATCAGGAACATTTGAAGACTATGAAAAACAAAGAGTACGTCAAAATGCAGAAGCGTGGTTACAACAAGCAGAAAAAGATGTTGAAATGCTCAAACAAACATATACTCAAGCATCAAAATTTGTTGTAAATGGCGATGGAGAAACAGAAACTTGGGCTGCACAAATGACGCCAAAAGAATTTGAAGAAAAAATAAAAAAGAGTTTTGAACAATTTAAAGAACGATTTATAAAACGACTAAATGGAGAACAAGATGAAACTGATTAAAAAATATTGGGCCGTAATAGTAGGAGCCATATTAGCTCTATTCGGAATTGTTGTAGCAACAAAAAAGAAACATGATAACAAACAAAATGCAAAAGCTGCAAAAAAGATTGATGATAATAATCAGCAAGTAGATATAATTACTGGTAAAGTTGATGCAATTGAAGATCAAAAAACTGTAATTAAAGGTGATGTTAAAACATTAGATGCAGAAATAAAAGAATTAGAAGATAAAAAACAAATAGTTTCTACGGCAAAAAATAAAACGGCAAAACAAGCTAAAGAAAATATTTTAAATAAAACTAATAAAAGAAAAAAGAAATGAAAAAATTATTAGTTATACTATTATTTCCGTTATGTATATTTACTCAAACTACGCCAGATACATGTTTTACAGAAGAAGAATTAAATGATATTTCAAATACATTAGATTCACTTTGGCAAGTTGATGATGTTAATAATGAAATTATTGCAAAACAAAAACAATTGATTGCAAAACAAAAATCTATAATGTATTTGGATTCTGTACAAATTGTAATGCAAAAACAACAAGTTGCATTACTTCAAAAAAACATTGATTTATATGTAGAACGTGAAAAACGTTTACAACCAAAATGGTATGACAATAAAAACATATGGTTTGGTTTAGGTATTTTTACTACGCTAGGTTCTGGAATATTAATCAACGAAATATTAAAATAATATGTCTCAGCAAAACATAAAACAGATTATTCAGCAACAATATGCAATGTGTGCTAAAGATCCTGTGTTTTTCATGAGACAATATTGTTATATTCAACATCCTAAAAAAGGAAAAATAAAATTTAATTTATTCCCATTTCAGGAAACATCATTAACTGAATTACGAGATAATCGATACAATGTAATACTTAAGTCACGTCAGTTAGGTATATCAACTTTATCAGCAGGATTTGCTCTTTGGAGCATGTTATTCAAACAAGATTTTAACGTACTTGTTATTGCAACAACTCAAGAAGTAGCAAAAAACTTAGTAACTAAAGTGCGCGTGATGCACGACAATTTACCAAGTTGGTTGAAAGGAAATATTGAGGCAGATAATAAACTATCTCTTAAATTTAAAAATGGTTCGCAAATCAAAGCAGTATCATCTGCAACAACTGGTGCACGTTCTGAAGCATTATCATTGTTAATTATAGATGAAGCAGCGTTCATACGAAACATTGAAGAAATATGGATAGCATCGCAGGCTACACTATCAACGGGTGGAGGCGCAATTGTTTTATCTACACCTAATGGTGTGGGTAATTGGTTTCATTCAGTGTGGTCCGAAGCTGAACAAGAGATAAACGGATTCCATACAATTAAATTGCATTGGACCGTACATCCAGAACGAGATAATGATTGGAGAGCTCAACAAACCCAACTTTTAGGTGAACGTGGTGCAGCACAAGAATGTGATTGTGACTTTATTTCATCAGGACATACTGTTGTAGATGGGGCTATATTATTAGAATATGAACAAAAATGTTCTGATCCTATAGAACGTAGAGGTTATGATAATGCATATTGGATTTGGGAGTATCCGGACTACGAAAAAGATTATGTAGTAGTAGCTGACGTGGCCCGGGGTGATGGGGGTGACTGGTCTACGTTTCATGTTATTGATGTACAAGATATACGACAAGTTGCAGAATATAAAGGAAAACTTCCTCCTAAAGATTTTGGTAATATGCTTGTATCAGTTGCTACAGAATGGAACAATGCATTATTAGCAATTGAAAATGCAAATATAGGTTGGGCTGCAATTCAACCTGCATTGGATCGTAACTATGAAAATTTATTCTATACATATAAAGATGACGGCTATGTTGATATAGACGTACAACTTAAAAAAGGTTATGACACAAAAGACAAATCACAAATGGTTCCAGGTGTATCAACAACATCTCGTACACGTCCATTAATGATTTCGGCACTTGAAATGTATATGCGAGAACGAACTCCGGTAATTAGATCAAAGCGGTTGATTCAAGAATTATTTGTTTTTGTTTGGTTGAATGGAAAAGCTCAATCGCAAAACGGATATAATGATGACCTCGTAATGGCATTTTGTATTGGCCTTTGGTTGCGAGATACATCACTTAAACTTCGCCAACATGGTATCGAACTAAACAAACGTGCTTTATCACATTTCAAAAAAACAGAGCCTGTAATTTATACTAACAATCAACGTCGACAAGATACGGGTTGGTCTTGGAATAATGGTACAGATGAAGAAAATTTAACTTGGTTGTTATAAATTTGTCTTGTTCTAAAATTAGTTATATTTATATTAAAAAAAATATATGGCATCATTAAGAAAACGATTACAAAATTTATTTGCTACAAACGTTATTGTACGTGCATATGGAAAAGATCAAATAAAAGTTGTAGACACTAACCGTTTACAATCTTATGGTAATCTCAATCAAACCAAAGTTGCTGACAGATACACACGTTTGCATGGTTCAAATCGCCATCGTGTAGGTGGATCTGGAGGATATGATTCTAATTATTATATGCACCAAAATCGTATGCAGTTGTATACTGACTACGAAATGATGGATAAAGATCCTATTATAAGTGCAGCACTCGATATATATTCAGATGAATCTACATTAGCTGATCAATTCGGAGATGTATTAACTATTAAAACTAATAAAACACAACTTCAAAAAATACTTTATAATTTGTTTTATGATGTTTTAAACATAGAATTCAATCTTTGGCCATGGATTAGAAACATGACTAAATATGGAGATTTCTTTTTAAAATTAGATATTGCAGAAGAATTAGGAGTTATAAACGCTCGTCCATTTTCAAGTTATGAAGTAGAACGATGGGAAGAATTTGATGAAGACTCCGGAGAATACAAAATTAAATTCCGCCATGCTTCTAGCCCTAATTTAATGTATGATGTTTTTGAAGTAGCACATTTTCGAATGTTATCAGATTCTAACTTTTTGCCGTATGGTAAATCAATGTTAGAAGGTGCTCGTAAAGAATTTCAAAAACTTACAATGTTAGAAGATGCAATGCTTATTCACAGAATTATGCGTGCGCCAGAAAAACGTATTTTTAAAATTGATATTGGTAATATTCCGCCAAATGAAGTTGATACATTCATGGAACAGGTTATCAATAAAATGAAAAAAATTCCACACGTAGATCAAAATACTGGTAATTACAATTTAAAGTTTAATCTTAACAACATGTTGGAAGATTATTATTTACCAGTGCGAGGAGGTCAATCTCAAACATCCATTGATACATTGCCAGGTATGACATTTACGGGTATTGATGATATCAATTATGTTAAAGATAAAATGATGGCCGCTCTTAAAATTCCTAAGCCATTTTTAGGATATGCTGAAGCAGTTGAAGGTAAAACTACGTTAGCATCAATGGACATACGGTTTGCAAGAACAATCGAACGTATACAAAAAATAGTTGTATCGGAATTATATAAAATTGCAATTATACATTTATATGCACAAGGCTATGATAACGAAGATTTAATTGGTTTTGAATTAGAATTAACAGCACCATCTATCATTTACGATCAACAAAAAGTTGCATTAATGACTGAAAAAATGACATTGGCAACGTCAATGAAAGATTCAAAACTAGTATCAGACAAATTCATATATGAATATATTTTTAATATGTCAGAAGACCAATGGTTGCAAGAACGTACCAATGTTATTGAAGATTTAAAATTACGTTTCCGTCAAAATCAACTTGAACAAGAAGGAAATGATCCAGCAGTAACGGGAGTATCATATGGTACGCCACATGATTTAGCTTCAATGCATATGAGTTCTGATGAAGTAGAAGATAAAGACAAAGGTGGTCGTCCAAAAGAAGGAATAAAATTTGGACAACATAAAAATGCGTTCGGTTGGGATCCTACGGGTAAAAAAGAAATAGATCAAAGCTTTGATGTTGAAAATCAAAAGTCCGCATTCTTACCAGATCCTAGACGTGAGCGTAGATTAGATTTAGCTCATGAAACTGTTTTAAAAAATTTAAAAAAATCTAAATTTGGAAAATCATATTCAATTATATCAGAATCTATAACAACTAATAAAGAAACAGATAATGATACTGGAACTTTATTAGATGAGAATAATATTTTATAACATATTTATTTTAAAAGTATCGTATTGGTATGAAAAAATTAAAACATTCAAAATTCAAAAATACCGGCATTCTATTTGAGAAATACAGAGTTATCGAAAGAGTTGCAATTATACAATGCATTGATTAAAGAATCGCATAAATCAGAAGCACGTGCATTAGATTTTATGCGCACAGTTAAAGAAGCTCATAAAAAACTAAATCATAATACGTTAAAAAGACAGAAATATAATTTAGTTAAAGAAATTTCTGAAAACTTTGTATTTGAAAATATGTCAAAAATTCATATCAATAACTACAAAGAATTGGCTTCTATTTACATGTTATTTGAATATGAAGAAGCAGAAAATCCAAAACAAATAATGGCTTGTAAAAACGTTTTATTAGAACATGCATTGCCAAAACCTAAATTAATTGAAAAACGTGATCCTGTATTAGAAACGTTTGTTAAACAAGATAAGAACGTACGATTGTTAACATATAAATTGCTTGTAGATAAATTTAATAATACATATTCCGAAGTGTTATCAGAGTCTCAAAAACAACTATTAAACAAATACATTACACACGTTAATGATACTGAAGCATTGCGTGAATATGTTCAACGCGTTATTCCAACAATTAAGAAACGTTTATCAGAACATGCAAAACGTATTGATGATAAAGTAGTAAAGATTAAAGTTGAAAAACTTTCGGAAATGCTTTGCAATGTAGAGACAATTAAAAAAATAAAAGAATCTCATGTATTAAACTTGATGCGATACATGGATTTAGTTGATGAATTAAATGAGATACACAAATGAAAACATTCTTACAACAAATAGAAGAAGCATTTGAAGCTATCGATAAAACTGATAAAATTGTTGATGATATTGCAAATGATGAATTAGAAGAGGCATCAACATCTGCAGGCGCTGGAGCATATATGTCTAAAAACTTTATCGGTAGAGCAGATAGAAATACTATCACGCAAGGCGGGATGCAACCCGTTAAAGAATCAGTTAATACTCTTCCAACATACCAATACGGAAAGTATCAAAAACCAGAAGCAGATGAAGAAGAATATATGGATAAGTTTGCGTATGCTGATAATGACGCAAAATGGCAACATGAAAAATACAAATATCCATCTGTACCATATGCCAAATCATATAAAAAGTATTCAGATCGTCTTGCACATGTAACACAAAAATCACAAGTTGAATATGATTGGTCTGGAGTAAAAAATAAAACAGATAAAAATGTGTATGAAGCAATGGATTCTAAATACGAACAACTTATAGAATCATATAAACGTTTTGCAACGGGAGATCCAAAGATTACTCCAGAATCTAAAATAAAACACACTATTAAAGAAGTAGCTAAACGATTACGAGAGGTTGAAGATCTTGTTTCAAATACAGCTAGATTAAAAACAGAATCTGGAATGGCTCGGGAAGGATATGGAAAATCCGTAGATGGTGCATTAAATAAAATATCAGAACGATTAATAAAAATATCAGAACGAGTAAGAGCATTAGGAGAATAATATGTCAAAGCAGTTAATTGTAGAATATATACCATTTAAACCTGTTGGGGCATTAACCGAACAATCTGGAGCTGCATATGGAATTCCAGGAGGCGTTGTTGTGCAAGGTGTATTGCAACGAGCTGGAGCAAAAAATCAAAATGGTAGAGTATATCCTAAACATATCTTAGAAAGAGAGTGTAAAAGATATCAAGCTGAATATATTGATCAACACAGAGCATTAGGAGAATTAGATCATCCAGAATCATCTGTAGTTAATTTGAATAACGTTTCACACAACGTTTTAAAAATATGGTGGAAAGGAAATGATTTATGCGGCGCAGTTCAAATACTAGATACGCCTTCGGGTAATATTTTAAAATCTCTTTTTAAAGCAGGTATTACACTAGGTATTTCTAGTAGAGGAATGGGATCAGTTAAAGAATTACGCAATGAAGGTGTAGTAGAAGTACAAGAAGATTTTGAATTAATTTGTTGGGACTTCGTATCTAACCCTTCAACGCATGGGGCTTTTATGCGCCCTACGAGCATGAACGAATCAATAAATAAAAATATAACAACAAACAAATATGCTGGCGTAAATAGTATTATTACGTCAATATTATGTGAAGATGGTAAATGTAGGATATAAAATATGAAAAGCAAATTACAAACATTACGTGACTTATTGTACGAAAGAGAAGAAAAACGAACAGTATTTGAAGAACAACCTGCACCATTATCTGTAGAAGAAAAACGAGCATTTGCTGAAGGATTAAATAGATTTTCAGAAATATCAGAATCAATGCGAGCTCGTGGCACCCAGTTAAAAGAGGCTGTAGATCGAATGACTTCAATGGTTGAAACTGCAGGAAGAATGATTAGTGAATCAGACGGAGATATGGTTGATAAAATAAATTCAAAACGACATCTAGAATATGTAAATAAAGCATTAGCTGAAATGCAAAAAAGTGTAAGTGAAGTAATGATTCATGAACGCAGAATGGAAGCAGCATGTGAAGATATCCGAGAAGGATTAAGTAAATATTATGATGTTCGTTAATTTGGATATTATAATTTAATTATTTATATTAAAGGTAAGTATGATGAATACGTTTAAAAAATTATATCGAGACTTTTTCGGTTTAACAGAATCTAAAATGGATGCTGTTGGTAAAGAGGATTCTGATATTAATAACGATGGTAAAACTAACAAAACAGATTCGTATTTAAAAAAACGAAGAAATGCTATTAGCAACGCAATTGATGAAGAAATTGTAGATGAAGCTAAATTAGTTAATGGTATTGACGAATATCAAGGTGGCGTTATGTATGCTATTAAAGATCCATCACAAGCTCAAGAAGTTTCCGATGATATCAAACAATGGGCTGAAAAGAAAGGTTTTACTATAATTAAACGTACACTATCAAAAACCGGGACGAATGGTTATTTCTATTTTAGATTAGGAGAAGATCCAGAAAAAGATGCACAACGAATTCAAGGATATTTTGCACAGCGATTAGAATTAACAGCGTTTAAATTCAAAGTAAGAGGTGAAGCAAAGCCGGCTAGAGAATTACCACCAGCGGCACCAAAAAGATCTATGCGAAAAATTTAAAAACGATTATATGAGTAAAAAACAGAAACAACACAAAGCAATTGTACCAGGCCACGCTACGGCAGTAAATGTAGTAGGAACAACAAGAGAAGATTTTGCACAAGCAATGAAAATCTTTAAAAGAAAAGTAAAAGCTTCAGGAGTTTTAGAAAAAATTAAAGACAATAAAACTTTTATTAAACCTAGTGTTAAACGTAGAAAACAATTAATTGATGCAACGTATATTCAAAAAATTAAAGATTTACATAGAGATTAATTAAATTTTTATATCATTTTTAAGCCCTAGCCTAAAAAGTTAGGGCTTTTTTACTGATTTTTAGTTTTTGCTTATATTTATTTGTAGAATACGTTATTCTTTCTTTATATAACGTTAACAATATTTTTATTCTTATTAAGATTTACAAATAATCTTATTTCCAAAAAACAAAATTTAAGGAGAACTAGTATGGCAAAATCAGATTTGCTAAAACAAGCAATCGCAGATGCTAAAGCAGTTAAAGAAACAGCATTAGCAAACGCAAAACTTGCACTACAAGAAGCATTCGCTCCACGATTAGAAACAATTCTTCAAACTGAATTAATGAAAGAAATTGATGACGAAGAAATGGACATGGATGCAGAAATGGGTGCAGGAGCAGGAGCAACAGACATTGAAGCTGGTGCAGACGAAATGGGTGGCGGAATGCCTGACACATTAGGTATTGGAGTTGATTATGACAACGACGGTAGCTATGATTACCAAGGTGATTTAGGTCTAGGCGGAGCAGACGAAATGGAAGCTGGAGCAGACGAAATGGAAGTTGGAGCAGACGAAATGGAAGCTGGAGCAGCAGAAGATGATCTTAATCTTGAAGAAATCTTAGCTGAATTAGAACAAATGCCAGAAGAAGAAAATCCAATGGGTACCGCACCGCAGTTAAAACCAGTAGGTGAAGGTAAGTACAAGTACAACGAAGGTGATTATGCTAATGAACAAGAAGAAGCAGATTTGAATATCGAATCTATTATTGAAGCAATTTTAGCAGAAGAAGATGAACCCGTAAAAGTTATTCCATCTCAAGAAAATCCTACTGCTGAAGCAATGGAAGCAATGCATGATGAAAATATAGAGTTAAAAGCTGAAATTACAGAAGCATATCGTACGGTAAAACATTTGCAATCAGTTATTAATGAAGTTAATCTTCTTAATGCAAAACTTCTTTACACAAACAAATTGTTCCGTAACTTTGACTTGAACGAAGGTCAAAAAATGAAAGTTATTGAAAATTTTGATAGAGCCGTATCGCCAAGAGAAGCAAAATTAGTATTTGCTACATTAGCAGAAAGCTTTAACAAACCAACACAAAAAAGAAAGATGGTTAAAGAATCAGCTGCATCTCGTCCATTGAGAACTACAGCGCCATCACAACAAACAACACAAATTCTTTCAGAAGGTTTTGAAATGGCAAACCGTTGGAAGAAATTGGCAGGATTAATTTAATTTAAAAAAACAAAACAAAGGAGAACAAACGATGAGTTTAAATTCATTATTACAAAGTCCAGACGCTTCTCAACGTGCTGCATCAGTAGCAATCGTTAATAAGTGGGAAAGAACAGGACTTTTAGAAGGTCTTAGAAATGAGACAGAAAGAGCAGGTATGGCTCAATTGCTTGAAAACCAAGCAAGACAATTAGTAAAAGAAGCTTCACAAACAGGTACAGCAGAAGGA